AGGTATGCCGTTTTTAGCCGCCCATTCTTTGAGCGCACTAATAGGAGGACGTTTTCCGTATTCTTTTGGCCTGTCCCATTCTAAATACACTACATAGTTATTAAAGAGCGCTTCTATAACTACATCGCCTATAGTTGACACCTGCGCCGCAAACAGGTCCGCGCGTAATTGGCTATTCTTAAGCGAATTTACAAACGGTTCCTTTGTTCGCATACTTACCGCGTCGTCGTCAAGTACTGATGTGGCTATGTTATAAAGGCTGTCTTCTATAAACGCAATGGCGTCGCTTATTCCTTTAGAGTTCATGGTGTCACAGGGTCAGGCGCCACGCTGAAATTGGGCAATCCGGGGTGATTGCTGAATACGGCGCAACCGTCCGGGGCATCAACACTAAAGCTTGGCAATGGTGAAACATTTGTAAATACTTTTGTGGGGTCGTAGTCGTTAGCGCACCTATCTACAGGACTTGCGGCGGTCATAGTGTACGTGAACCTATACCCGGCGGCTTTATCGTCGTAGTAGTCGCGCAAACTAATAAATGTAAACCCGGTAAATGTTATACCCGTGTCTTTATATATGATCTTTGCGCGCTCCGGAATGCCTAACCCTATCATAAAAGCCGACCCCTGTGTATTTACGACATCATCGTCACCGGTGGGTATGCCTAATATGTCAAGGTTGCCCACATATTGCAGCACGCCTAAGTTATTTTCGCGCGCTGTGCCTCCTGTGATCGGGTCGTCTAACCACATCATGGGGTACTTATCAGACCCTGCGCCTTTAGCGGAAGGTTTACCATAAGTAAACGATTTGATACGCAGGTTTTCCCGCGCAATCATGTAGAAAAAATCAACTATCTGCATTGCTTCTATTTATTTTAGCCCAACGGCGGTCTAACTTGTTTTGCGCAAGTTCCGCAGGACGCCGGGCGCGGTTATATATTAAGAACGTGAAAACTTCCGTAACCGGGCGCGTAAGCACCTCATCAAAACGTAGTAGGTCATTACCTGCCAAATCCGCGATAATTTTATAAAACCCCCAATCCTTAGCAAACTCCTTGTATTCGCGGGCAACTGGTCGACCATCGCCCGCAGGTCCCTTAATAGCGCTGTACGTCTTGTCGATATTTGATAAGCGCGCAAAAAAAAACCTAACACCGGCTGTACCTGTGACACTGTTAGGGCGCCAAATAGTTTAGCGCGTTCGTCGATGTTATTTGCGTCGTATTTTTCCCCCGCCGGGCGGCACACTATCGCCAATACGCAACTAAGAATAGTATTTGCGTACTTGGGTTCACTTTGTACCGAACAAACATCTATATATTCCGCGAAGGTTAACTTTTGTTCGATTGCTACATGGTAAGTTTCCGCGCCTATAGTAATAAAGGATGCTTCGGGCACTTCATTGTCTGTAAACAAATATTTAACGTCCTGTAGCACCATTGCGAACGCCTCATGGGGCCAATCTAAAAATATTTGCAGATCAACACCGCAAGCAATTGCCACAACGTTAGCGCGGTCGCGCGCTGTCTGTGGTTTTATGTTCCACATCAGATCATAAGTTGCTAAAGTTATTTCGTGCCACCCTTCAGGCACCATAACCGTAATATCATTGTATTCATACTTCTTCATACTATTAGGATAAAATCGATATTTTTTATCTTAATAGTATAACTTAAAGCAATACCATGGCACCAAACACGTCACCAAATTTCACCGTAGTTAATCTATCCGGGGCCACGCCTGCGCCTATGTTCCCGCTGATAAAGATTAACAAGTCTTCAAGGTGGGTTAACTACGGACTTAAAAACCAGTTCCCGCAAGATATTATTTCAGCTAATAGCCGCAGCCCTGTTAACAATTCTATCATCCGCAGCGTAGTTACCTACATATGCGGCAAGGGCGTCCGGGATACCGCCGCAGGCGCCGCTAATTATGTCGGGCGCCCTAACCCAAACGACCAATGGGACGATATTATAAAGCCCACTGCGCGCGACTTCAAACAGTTCGGGGGGTTTTACGGGCAGGTTATTTTAAACCGTAAATCAACAACCGTATCCGTATATCACCAAGATTTTAGCACCGTACGCGTAGGGCAGGTAGATCAATTTGGCAAGCCGCTAACATTCCGTATCGCTTATGATTGGAACATAACAAGCGGGGCGCATAAGCCGCTTGAAATAGAAGTGTGGCCGGGCATACATAAAGCTAAAAGGGGCGTAGCCTACATGTTTTATTATTGGGAGTATGAACCCGGTTTACGCTTATACTGCGTGCCTGATTGGTTTAGCGCAATTGAATACGTGCGCGCCGACGGTCAGTTAGGGGAGTTCTATAACAATAGTATCTCCAATGGTTTTACTCCAAGCGTAGTAATTGAAATGCCTGAAAATCCAAGCGACGACAAAAAAGCGCAATTTCAATTAGATATGGAAAACGCGTTCACGGGTGCTAAAGGCGCGTCGTCGGTTGTAGTACTTTGGGGCAATGGCAGCGCCGGGGAAGTTCGACCGAAGATAACGCCATTCAGCGCAGCGGCTAACGCAGACATATATAATAATATTGAAGGAATAATATTTCAAAAGATTGTTTCGGCGCACCGGTTATCTTCGCCAACCCTTGCCGGTGTATCGGGTTCGGGCAACCTATCCGGTAACGCAGCGGAAATTATTGACGCATATGTATTATTTAACTACACTGTCATAAACCAAATGCGCCGCACCATACTTGATGTGCTTAACCAGTTTCAGCGCATCAATGACGTTGCGTTATTAACTATCGATGAACTTGATGTAATACCTAAGATCGCTGAAGCAAGCGCGGACCCGGCGACGCAAGCCGCGGACCCTACTAAATTACAAGCACGCGGTAAATTACGCCGCATGTGGGACACTATAACTAAAGCTGCATAATGGATACTATAATCATATCGGAGGCGCTATTCAAGGCCAATAGCCCCGTGGGTACTAACGTAAATATAGAAGATTGGGTGCCCTATATATTAATTGTGCAAAAGCTATATATGCGCAAAATATTGGGCGTAACATTATTAGCGGAACTACAGGCACAAATAAACGCCGCGTCCGTTACTCCCGCTCCGGACCCTAACCCTATCAGTGCTGATAACCGCGCGTTACTAATTGAACTTGCCCCGGCGCTATCCTTCTATTCTGTTTATCAGGGCTTACCGTTTCAATGGGCTAAGATTCAAAACAAAGGTATCACCACACTGGACAGTGAGAATAGCAAGTCATTAGAGTATACCGACATTGCTAAGTTGCAGCGCAAGACGTTGGAAGACGCCGAAGCTTTCGCGCATGAACTTATTAAATACTTATGCGATTGCGCGGCTAAGTACCCTTCGTGGTCCCCGGCGCCGGGTTATGGTTGCGCAGATAGAGGCTTTGAATGTTGCGACGGTTCGCCGCGTTACGGCAAGCCATACGACACAGGAATTTATATACCAAAACGTAGAGGGTCATGCAGATACTAAAATACTACATAAAAATACTGCGCTTATCGAAACCGATAGCGTTAATAAAAACCGGGGCCTTTGCGCGCCTGATAGCGGGCGCGGGAATAGTAGTAGCGTTCTTTGCGCCTGAATCCTATACTTTCGGAGTGGTGTTCGTAGCGATATTGTTAGATGCTGTGTTTGGCATAACGGTATCACTTAAGAACGGCAAATTTGTGCTTAGCAAGTTAATGCGCGTCACTACGTTCAAGATGTTTAGTTATGGTGCCGCACTGGTCATGTTCTATCTTGCAGAGCGCCTAATGCACGATAGCGGCTTAGTCGGCGTGAAGGTCGCCGCCGGGTGGGCCTTGGCCTGTGAGTTTTGGAGTATGTCCGCAAGCATCCTGATCATTTGGCCCGACGCCTACTTCTTCCGTATAATGCGGGTTCACCTCCGGGGTGAAATGGCTGCAAAGCTTGGCAACGATATAGCCGACGTACTACCTCCAAACGCTTAAAAATTAAATCCGTAGTGCTATTGCAATTACGGATTTTTTGTTATATTTGTATGGTTCATTCATCCACAATATGTACCCATTTAATTATAACGACGGAGGCAGACAAGCCGCTTTACTTGAAACATGCGACGCAGATAAATACTTTGGTAAAGTCGGCGATTGCGTTGCGCGCGCAATTTCAATTCTTGTTAATAAACCGTACGCGCAAGTTTGGGCAGATATAGCCGCTATAAACAAAAAACAAAGACGCCATAACACCGCAAATAAAGGGGTGAAATGTTCGTCTGTTGGTTTTAAAATGTACATAGATAGTTTGAATCTAACGTACGTTAATCTGCGCGACAAGAACGGATTTCGTCCTATGGTAAAAGATATTGTCATACCTCAAGGGCGCGTAATGTTGGATTTAGTCGGCCACGCAGTTACATTTATCGACGGTGTTATGAACGATACTTTCGATTGCAGTCCCGCAGGCCGCGCGTTAATCTGCGGATACTGGATTCATAAAAGCGCTCCGCAATTATTTAACGTGGTTAGCGAAACCGGCGCAATATTAAACCGCGCTCCCTTGAATTCTTTACAAGCTACTACTATGTCAAATTTAATGTGGCTTAACTATAAACGTAACACAATAATAAAACCAGTATGAAAAAACTAAATCTAATTGTTTGGTGCGCTATCTTGGGGATAGCCGCGTGTGTATTTGTCGGCGCATGCTTTGCGGCGATACACTTAATCATTGTTTTATTTCGCGCGTACGCTGACTTTATACAAGGCGCCACAGACGGGCTAATCAAATTTGCCGTTGTCATGGTGTTCGTATTGATCGCGTGCACAATCGTACGGCCATGGGATACAAAACAATCTTAGGCGCTGAAGTGCAGCCGGGCGACTTAATAGAGTATAGCCCGTCATTAGGTTTATATCTGCGCGATTATGTTAGCGCGGTTGAATACGATAAACCATTCTACCGGGTGACGTTCATAAGCAATGAGCGCGCCCGCTTTACTAAAGATCAATTAATTCACAAATTCAATGACGTTTGAACAACTTCAATACGGCGACGTCTTCATCATAGACGGCGCCTATTTTCAAGTCTTCAGGAAGCACGGGCGTATAGTCGGTGCTTTGCTATTAACTGAAGATATGCAACATGTACCGGCGCCCGGCGATTGCTGCGGCTTCGGGCTTGCCTCAACTGTATACAGCGACTTAAGAGTAAACCGCAATAACGCGACGCCTGCGGAATGCTCTGCTTATTTAGAAACCCTGAGCGCCGCTAACCAAAAACATGAGTAGTTACCAATATCAATTAAAAATGCTGCGCAACATAGCTATACGTGACATTAAAACGTATGTACTGCGCAACGGTCCTACGACCATTCAGCGCAACGTTGATACAGACCGTGAACTAACATATAAGATCAAACACGACGAGCCATACACCGTCATTAACGAAGCCTCTGCGACGCTATTGGGCGCAGATGAATTGATGGTCATTGCGGACCTGTTAAACGCGTCAAGTGTAATAGTTAACCCCGCGCCTAAAGTGCGCGAAGTACCTAACATTAGATTACCTTATAAAGATGAATAGCGACGAATTAAAATACTACGCGCGGGAAATGAGCCATAAACTGCGCCGCAAAAACTTAACTAACTTAAAAATAACGATCTATGTAGACCGGAAATCGTTCCTACAAACAAGGGAATATTACCGGCACACATACGGCCCGGACGTCGACCGTAATAACGACACAATTCAAGTTGATCGCTGTATGTGGGTGTCATGGGCACTTAACTTAACAGAAAACGACGCGCCTATGATCGCCATGGAAAGCGGCGACTTTTGGGACTTCTTACCTGATAACTATTTTAGACCATGAATAAATACGCAATGAACATACGAGCGCGGCGCCTGTTTTGGCTGTTCCACAGATCACAGTATAAACGAATTATTTACGGGGGCTTTTATTGGCGCATATATGAATAGCGACGAAATACTATTAGCTGCGGTGCAAGGCGTCGCAGCTAACCCGGCATACGCTAACAAGACTATCCCGGAAATTAAATGCGCGGTGCTACTCATAGCCACCGCCGCGAACGAAGTGTACAACGATATGGAAACGGCGCGCAGGCTTGCGGAAAAGCCCAAGCCATTTCCTAAGTTAAGAACATATGAATAGCCGCAGCGCGTCATCTAAAGCCGCTGCGGCCTTCGCAGGGCTTCAGGTTAAGCGTTACCGGGTGTTCTATCATTGCGGCGTCTATGAATGGTATATCAACACAGGACGCGCCGAATTATGGGAATACCGAAAGCGCGGGGTACTGGTCGGCGCTTATAATGTTGCCGCGCGTTTGTGCGTGTAAAATAAATTTGCGCAAACACTTGCGTATATCATTTGCGCGCCGTATATTTACACTATATTAATCAAATCAATATGGCAACTTTAGAAGAAATAAAAGCCGCAGTTAAAGCGCAAAAATGGACTAAATCAAGTTTTATTTACGCGCTTGATCATATGGAGCCTACCCGTTGTTGGTCAATTATAGAGAGCATAGTAAAACGTCCCGAAGTTGAAGCCGCATTTTACGCCGCAAGTCAAGACGCAGATAAATGGCGCCGCGTTAGTAAATTTACTACATTCAGACATTTATCATAAAGACCGTGCTAAGTAGGGATGAATAGGCCCAAACAGCAAAACCGCGCCCCGCAAGCCTAACCCGCTGCGGGGTTTTGCGGTGCCGGGAGTTCCGGTATTACTCTTTGACATATGAAACAAATCTATTTCTACGCGCTTGCTGCATTAGTATGCGCCTATTTAATTTACGCAATATTCACAATCATTAAAATCGTATCAAGATGAAAAAATTAATTTTAGCCATAGCGCTGATAAGCGTATTGGCTTCATGCGGCAAAGACCCGCAACCGCAACCAGTTAAAAAAGCATTGCCGCCCCCGGTAATGATTGCGCCGCCTCAAAACGATGTTATCCATGGCTAAGCTATTAGCTAAGCGCAAGGGCCGCAAAGTGTGGCTCCCTAAATACTGCAACGCTGAAATGTTGCTGTTAGAATTTTTCGCCGGGGAGCGCGTAGCATTTAAACCTACGCCCCCGGCTACTTCAAGCGCCTACACAGTTGTGCATGTGTTTGAAGACGTGGACCAAATCAACAACCTAATTGAATATATAAACGAAAACATTTAAACCATGGACATTATTATCAGCGCCGAACAAGGCGCAGGCAAAACAACTTTAGCGCTCGGTATCATTAAAGCATACTTGGGCGCTAAGTCCGTTTCGGACATTGTACACGATATTCTTAAAGTTAAATTCGTAGGGGATAGCGTACCTTACCTTACTGAAAAATTACGCGACGCGAAGCCACAGGCGGTATTATTCGATGACGGTGTGATAACTAACCCGGCTGAAATGTTGGTAGCCGTAGAAGCCGTTAAACGCTACCGCGCTCAAACAGGGCGCCCTCGCACATTAGCTATCTATGTCGAGCAACAACCCAACGTTTGCGTAGTGCTTCAAGATCATGTAGAACACGCAAAATATGGTCTGTCTAATGCTAACCAATGGTTAACCGGCGCCCCTAAATCAAGATTCACGGAAGATGAATTATTAGAACGCGCTATAAATCCACGCTATACTGAAGCTATGTCGCCTGATTGGTGGGAGGCGCTTAACACGCCCCCGCCTTCAAAAGCAGACGCGCGTCTATTTGAACTATGGGACATTGTTGCTGCAAAGGCGTCTGTAGAACAACAACGCGCAATGCTCAACAAGTTGCGCGAACTGTGGCCGGGCATTGATAACCCTAAAGCCCGCATGTGTAAGTTATCCGTGGACCAATCAGCTGAACTGCACGCTTTCCTATTGGATTTAAAACGTAAACAAGATGAACAATAAATTTTCTATTCCGGGCAACCGCCCGCGCAGCGTCGAAGCCGACAAGATCGACGAACTAACAAAAAAAGAAATGAAGCGCAAAGCAAGTGAGCCAATCCCACCGGGTCGGCTTGCTGCATTAGTAGCGCAGTTAAGCACTAAAGAAAAGAAGGGAGGTAAACGCAATGGCTTATGATTTGTTTTGTATCAAGTGCGGCGGCGAAATTAACGCCCCGCAATATGACGCTTACTTAGGGTTATGCCCTGAATGCTTCGCGGAGGCTGAAGACTTAGCCGAACCGAATGAGGACCTTAAACCTAAAGCCCTGCTAAAGGGCCGCATACCTTTAGGTTTCACACTGCCCTTTCAAGGCAACATTATAGACCCCACAAGTTATTAAATAACGAAAGCCCCGTAGCTTAATTGCGCCGGGGCTATTTTTTTGTATATGTAACACTGTACCCCGGTGCCCGGTCCGCAAACGCGGTAAGGAATCCGTAACGCTCTGCGTCCTTAGCGTGGTCATGTTTCTTTATAGGCGTCGTGCCATAGCTTACGCCGTCCGCTAACAAAGGATAACGGTATTGCCTATTCTCTGCTATGCTGCCTATGCTGCGCTCCGTGTACCATTTCTTATAGCGTCCTGCTATCTGTATCCCCAACTCAATATCTTTACTCTTAGTCTTACGCGCTCTTACGCCATTGTAGTTCAATTCGTCGATACTATCAGGGCGCGCGCTATCGCATATAACATCAACGTCCTGAAGCCCTGCGGCCTTGATTGCGTCGGCTATGTGCCGGTTATTCAGATTAAGGCCGTATAACAGTTCATCTATAAATATCTCATCGGGGCGGCTATCGCAGTACACCATATGCTCAACTGCGGCGTATGATTGGCTGTACCCAAAATCGACTACCACTACATGTTTGGTCCATTGATCTCGCGGAGGTAGCGCCGCAACCTTATCCCAATTGCGCCACACTAAGCCCTGCCCGGTGCCTAATAAGCCTTCGCCGTATACCTTCCACCATTCCGGGTCAATGTTACGGTTACTCTCAATATCCATGATCTGCGCCGCGGTTAACATATCGTTATCCTTATACGTGCTGCGTATCACTTTGATAGCGCCGGGCGGGTAGTCGGGGTTATTGAGCAGGTTTGTGTGAAACCAAAATTCGTGCGCAGGGTTAAAGTCAATAATGATCTTTTCTTCAGTACGCGCCGCAAGTTGCTGATAGATCGGCCACGCAATGTTGATGCCCTCATTAACATACAACCAGTGACGCGACGGACCGGTGACCCGCCCCATATCCGAACTGCTAAAGAACTCTAACACGCCGTTACGGTATGAGTACCGCTTATCCGTGTCGTGCCACGCGTTCGGGTTCCATGTAGATTCAGCCTTTAACAGTTCTTGAAAGTCGCTTATAGCGCCTGCCTTAAGGTGCGGGAGGCTTTCAGATGTCACGCTGAATTTAAGCGGACGCTTTGTTTTACTTACGACGATGTTTGCGGCCTGTATGCACGCTATAGTCTTGCCCGAACGTGTGCCGCCCTCTAAGCCTACGACGCGCGTTACAGGGTCCGCAAGCGCACGTACAAGGTCGCTGAATACTTTAGTAGTGTGCATTACAGATTAGCTATTAATAGGTTTAAATTATTAGTTGTTTCCGCATCGCGGGTAACTATGCGGAGCACAGGGTCCGGACCGCCTACGTGGTTAATGTTATCCGTCAAACCATTAAGGCGCATTATAATGCTCTCCTTATATTGGCCGGTTGCGGCGCCTTCTATCTGATCGGTAAACACTATCTGATATATCCATTCAATAGCGGCAAGTACTTGTAGCTGATCGTGCGAAGCCGTACCGGCCTCTATGCGCTCTAACAGGTCCGCTTTAGTTTGGCGCAGGTAGCTTTGTGTAACACCCAAATACATGCACAACCCGCTAAGCGTGTAGGGCCTGCGCAGTTCTATTTCAATGGTTTCCCATTCTAACTTATGTTTAACCACCTCTGTCTTATATCGCGGGTTTTCGTCGCACCACCTAAAGAAGGCTTGCGCATGCAACACAAGTATCTGCGCATCCGTGAATATGCCTTCAAGCGGCGACGTGGCCGCAAGTTCCCACAATTTACGTACTTTAATTAATCCTGCCATAACTGATAGTATTAAGCGCCGCAGGCTATGAACCCGCAGCGCTGTATATGCTTAAGCGATTGTTTTGTAAGAGGCTTTACCGCCCGGTTGCACGCTTAACAACTTGGTGGTGTCTTCAGTAGCATACGTGCCGCCTGCAAGCGCCTTCCCGGTAATAGAATTAGTTACGATGCCTTTAGTTGCGTCATCCGCATTAGGCGTAAAATCACCGTACAGCGCATCGCCTTCCGCTACGTAGGTATCTTTGTTCACCCTCTGAAGTATAATGCGCTGCGCGCCTTCAGCCAGTGTTACGTAACCGTCCGTGTTTGGCGCGATGTTTTCACTACCCTCAACCGGAGGCACTATATCCGCAGGCTCCTTAGCTAATTCCGCGTTCATAGCCTCAACCTTGCTTTGTAACCGTCCGCGCATATCACCGGCGATAGTCTGCGTAGGGTCGGCCATAAATGCTACAATAGCATCCCGGTACTGCTCAACTGTGCTTTCGTCTGTTAAACCAAGATATTTAAACAGGGTTTCGTTTTCTTCGTTTGTCAAGGGCATAACAGGCGCAGGGGCTAACGAAGATAAGTACGCAGTTACTACGGCGCGTTCATTGTCAGTAAGCGCAGGCACGCCGGTTTCAAGTGCCGTACTGAAAGTGGCGCGGGCGCCTTCCGGTGTATCTGTACCGGCGAATAAGTATTTCGCAACTACTTCGTCAATGGTAGTTGCCTCATTTACGGCGTTGATTTGCGCCTGCGTTGTGCCCGCAATTTCCTGCGCTACGGGTTGAGTACCTTTGAACCAATCTAACCATTTAGCTAATGCGTTCGTACGCGTAACTAAACAGGACGGGCAAGTCTGCTGCGCTTCGCGTAACTTGAATACCCCGTTATGCGCTTTGTAAACATTGCTAACCGAATAACGGCCAATTTGTTTATCCGCTAATACGCTCTCAACATGCGCAATCATTTGCGGCGTTACGTGTTGGAAGTCTTCCAAATCATAACCTTTTTTGTTTTTACTCATAAATCTGAATTTTTGTTTTAATATAAAAGTAATTGATAAATGCAAAGATAACCGCGAATAGCGCGGCCCTTAATGTTAACTCATGCTCCCACGCAAGCGCGGCGAATAATAAAACGTTAGTTAACCAAAACGTCATACAAGGCGCGCACCACTTAAGGCGCGGCGCCGTTAACTCCGCTATAGCTTGCGCGAAGATCATTAGCGAGGCCAAGACAAACAAGACCGCGCCGATACTGATTAGTTGTTCCATACTATTAAGATAATTTTTACAGCATCGATAGCAGAACTTTACGCTTTTCTGCATACTTATTGCGTAAATCCCGCTTAATTGCGCTTACAATGGTATAAATTAATTGGTGACTGATACCTAACATTGCGCCCATTTCTATATAACTTGCTTCAGGATACAAGCCGATATATATTTCATAAATGGATACTTCGCGCGGCGCATAATTGTTGCGCACATGTTCTAACATTTCATTATGTAATTCATTTGCGCACGCCTCGTATGCGGAAACGTCGAAATCATCTACAACTAACTTATCCGCTAAACAATAAGCTACTATTGGTTGCCCGCTTTCATGTTCTGAAGTGGTACTCTCTAAACTTTCTTCAATAGACATGCTGCGCTCTGCGTCCCTTATATCCTGATACGCGCGTTTAATCTTAAGCATCCTGTACGCAGTTAAGAAATATGTTTTATAGTTTCGTACTTGCGCCTGCTTATAAACTATGTCATCATATATCTGTATGATAGTATCGATAGCTACATCTTTATCTAAATCGCGCATGCGCTTTGATATTTTATAAATGCTACCATACCAGTTTATGAAGTGCGCGCCGCGGGCTAAGTCTTGCGGCGTCGCAATCTCATCCCCGGTTAACTTCTTATATTTTTTGCCCTTGTTGCGCCCTGATTGCTGCATTATGTTTATTCTTTAGTTCTTTAACTTCGTTGTATAAAAAATCTTGGTCGCTCTCTTTTATGAAAACCCTGCGCTTTACGTTTACATCGCGCGTACCCTTCATTATAAATCTGTGTATATAAACATCGTCCGCAGCATCGCGCCTTAATATGCGCATCAATGTTTGTAACCAATGTTCAAGATTCCACGTAGGCCCCCACCAAATTTGCCGCCGCCCCCCGAACTGCATATTTAAACCATGCCCCATACTTGCCGGGTGACCTACCAATAATTTTATCTTACCTTCGTTCCATTCGCGTACATCTTCCCGCGCCTTCTTCCCGCGCCTTAGTTCCCGTGCCCATGGAAATAATTTCAGTATCCTTTCCTTTTCGTGCGCGAACTGATACACTAATATAAAATTCTCATCATAGTAATTTAGCAACTGGTATACCGCTTCCGTCTTTATAGTATGTAGTTCATGCCATATATGCGCATCTGTTTTGGCTACCCTGTCTTCATAGATAGCCCCGCTACTAACTTGCAACAATTTGTTTGATAAATCCGCGGGCGTTTTAACCGTCACTAATGCGTCGCTACCTACGCGCGCAAGTTCTAAAACAAATTCCTTTTCCAGTGCTTCGTATAGTTCGCGCTCGAAAGGAGGCAACGTTAATTCATGGTCCATGATATACATAGGCGGCAAAGGTATGTGCGCACGCGTTTTACGCGAATCGCATATGTCACTTATTAACGCGCTGATTGCTTCAAGTGCCCCCGGCCTTGGTGTCCAACTATATTTGATCATACCATTACCGCGCGTCGTGAAATACTTAGCAACAAAATCCCCTTCGTTTACCCCAAGCCGTGCGCCATCATCTATCAAATACAATTGCCCCCATAAGTTTTGCCACCCGTTCGGTATCGGGGTTCCGGTCAATCCTACACGGTACGGTATATCACTATGATCTATAGCGCGCCTTAGCTTCTTATATCTTGCGCCGCCTTGCTTCTTCCACTTGCTTAACTCATCTATAACAATACAGTCAAACGGCAGGCAGCCCCGCCAATCTCCGTGCGTACGTCCCGTGCGCGTAACGTGTTCGTATATATAAAGATCAATCAACCACGCTACCGTACCTTCAGTTATAAAAAATACGTCCGCGTCTGAAGACAATAGCGCTAATCTTTCGTCTATAGTTCCTTCAAGCACGCAGTACTTCATATTTTCAAGGTGGTAGTATTTGTCTATTTCATCCGGCCACCCGGCGTTAACTACTTTATCAGGACCTATAACAAGCGCGCGCCGTATCTCTCCTAATTCATATATCATGACATTCAAGTAATTCAAAGTGACTATCGTCTTGCCTAAACTCATTTCCCAAAACAAACAAGCGCGCGGGTTATTTAGTAAATGCTCTAATCCCTCGACTTGGTGCGGGTCAGGTTCGTAATGTGTTCGCATACTCTATCAATAAAATTGTCAACCATTTCCTTTGTGTACAGCACTTCAACCCATAGGCCGAAAGCGCGCAGCTTCGCGTGTACCACATCTTGTATCTTACTGGTACGTCCTTCGGGCGCTTTTGTTTCTACAAACATAACCCAACCGGGCCAACAAAAACATATCCGGTCCGGGAACCCGCGGTAAAATATCGGCGGGAACTTGATACATTCCCCGCGCACCCTGATGCGCCACTGCTCATCTAAGTAAGTTTCTATCGTTTTTTCAATCATGGTACTTGTAACAGGACTTGTAACAGGACTTGTAACAGGACTTGTAACACCCTAAAATCGGCCTTCGCTTATATGCGGCGCCACAAAATGAGGGTAGGTGTTACAAGTGTTACAAGAAAAGCGCCTTATACTATATATACGTATTTAAAGGTGTATATATGTGTGTATGGCGCAACCTATTAAATCTATTTTTTAACCTTTTTTATAAATTATACCAATTACTTGTAACACTTGTAACAGTAACTTAAAAAACCGCTTTCGCAATACCGCAAACATAGATTTGAGGGTGCTACAAGGGGTGTTACAAGTCCTGTTACAAGGTGTTACAAGTTCCTTTCATATAAACGCTGAAGCCCGTAAAACGGTATGCGCTGCGCATTACCTTCCACTGCGTGCCAGTCCATTAAGGAGCGCATAACGCGCCCTAAGTCTTGGCTATCCCTGCGTGTTATGTCTTCCATATTACGACCTAAGCACTCTGTCCATATTTCTATTACAGCTACACGCGTGCGTTGCTTAGTTCCGCGGTCCCGGTTGTTGAAATCGCTAAGCCACATGCGGCGGCCTACGGGGTCCAAGCTGTCCCACCCTTCGGGTAAAAGCCTGTCTAAGTAGTCCGCTATGATGCCTGCGCGGTCATCGACTTCTAAGTGTGCGTTCTGTATTTCGCGCGCTTCAGTTTCTAAGTGCTTAGGTAAAAATAACTTCTCCCCAAGTCCTAACCAGTGCCGCGCCTCGGCCCATATCTGTGCTACGATCATAGGCGTAAGGTAGTCGGACCATTCGTACTCTCCGCGCTTTCCTAAAAAGTTGAGTACCCAAAACTTACGATTACCGGAAACCGACTTTAAAAAAGCTGCCTCGTTAGTAGTGCCCGCAAAGACGCAGCACCGGGGGAAAATGTCCTTACGTTTCCCGTAGGCCACACGAAAGCTATCTATACGCTTGCTAATGAAATGTTTTACTGTAGACGTTTCCGCGCGTTGCATACCTTCCAACTCTCCCACCTCAATTATCCAACAACCTTGTATGGCTTCTAATGCGTCCTTTGTTCCGATCTGCGGCAAACTATCGCTATACCACTCCATACCTAATTTATCAAGCGCGGACGACTTGCCCACGCCTTCGTCGCCTACAAGTGTTAACAGGTGGTCAAACTTAATGCCCGGCCAATAAACGCGCGCAACTGCGGCACACAACCATTTGCGGGTGACTGCACGGGTATACGTGGTATCATCTGCGCCGAATAGGTCCACGAACAACGCATCGCAACGCGCAACGCCGTCCCATTCTAAAGCATCTAAATATTGCTTAAGCGGGTGTATGCTGTTTTCGCGAAGCACTACGGTAACGGCGTCGGTGATCTTCCCGATAGTACTAATGTCGTACACCCGTTCAAGATATAACCGTATCTGTGCGTCATCGCTATCAACGAACGCGCGCGGGAATTGTGTACCCGGCTTATCCCATGGTAACGGCTGTATTATTATCTCCCGCTTGTCGAACTCATTATAGGCGAAGCGCTCCATTAAGTGTTGATCATGGCGCAGTATTAACACCACGTTGTTAATGGTCGATCTGATCGTCGCGCTCTTACCTTCCGTTTCTAAGTTCTTAATCCATTCATCATTGTACGCCACTGTAACCGCTTTGCGCTCTAACTGGTCGTAGTCATCCCCGGTGATCTGTTCGCGGCGCATCTGTACGGCGGCCTTCTTAACCTCTCCCAACTCTGAAGCAAAGTGA